GGAAAATAAAAAATAGTAGTCATTACTTTTCCAAACTTAATTCTAGCTGAATATTCATTTCTTGAAACACCATCTATAATTTCATAATAAGTTTGTTTGGTAATCTCATCACTTTCTAAAATTTCCTTTAGAATATCAGTCTTCCAAGTATCATCCAGATTATATTGATTTTTAATTACTGATGTTGATTTACCTTGTAATTTATTAGGAATTACTTCATGCAAACCAGTTTGCATTTTACCATCAATAATATCAAATCCGAATTTTTCAGTAGTACCAAATTCTTTTGTTTTAGTCATACCTTTTTCATAAACATCTCCCTGATGATTTACAGTTACATGTTTTTGCATTTTTCTTCCTTGAGGATCAGTACTTCTTACTACAGGTCTTACTATTAATCTCATTGTTTTGTTTTTGTTTAATATATGGGGGCTTTCACCCCCATTTTATGATTTATGCTAAATATTCAATTCTTCCAACTCTTGTAATATCCCAAATTGCTAATCCATAAGTACTTTCTCTATATATAGAGCAGTGCTTATTTTGACTATATGTGTTAGCACCAGTATTTTCAGCACCTTTATTAAAGTCATATACATTTGAAACAGTATAATATTCATCACCACCATCTTCCATTACCATAGAAATATTAGAAGATGTATTAGTACCTAATGCCTTTTGATCAGTATTACCAAAGTCAAATACATCAAAATTGAATGATTCAACAGTTCTGTTAGTACCTGGTGCTAATTCAGGAAACAAACGTCTATTATCTTTCATTGGATCATGAACTAATTCTACAATAGTATTATTAGGAAATCTAATTTTTACATATTGTGCTCCAAATGCTAATGATTTCTCATTGAATCTAGACTTAGTTTCTTCAATAAATAATGTATCTAAAGTTTGGAAAGATGATGCTTCTTGAGCAATCATTCTATGAAACCATTCCATTCCACCTTCACCAGTAGCTAGTTTGATCTTTCTATCTTCAAAGTCTTTTCTTGTAATGAAAATGTTATTTACAAATTCATACATATCAGACAATGTAAGATCACCACCATGAGTTAGGTAGTAAGAGTCTCTTACCATTTGTCTCCAACCTGGAGCAACTTTTCTATCTCTACCACTATCTCTATCTTTTGATAGTTCAATTCTACCAAATTCCATACCCATCTCTTTGTCCATGGCTACCTTTTCAGATAGTCTAGCTTCAGCAGCGGTAATAAATGCACCAGTAGTTACTTTTTCACCTGTTTTCTTACTATATCCAGATACTTTATAAGTACTTAATACCCCTACAGCGTTAGAATAATTCTTTCCTGCAAAACTATAAGTATCTTTCATTTTTTTACCACTCTTCTTACATCCAATCTCCAACTTAATGAATTTATCAGTAAATTCCATTTTTCTTGCAACCTTACCAATAATTGATTGAAGAGAAAACATATTAGCAAAATAATCTCCACCATATTTAGTATTCAATTCTTCAGATACAGCAGTGAATCCTTCAGTAACAGTTCTCTTAGGTTGTAAGTATTTAGGATTAATCCAAGCATTAATATCACCATCTTGTAATTCAACTACATATTCAAATACATAAGGTGATAATTGTTTAGGATGCCCTAAAATTCTCAAGAAAGGAGCATTAGAACTTTCAGTTTTCAACTGAATTGGTTCATGAAACCAATCTCTATCTAAATAAATCTTAAATTGTGTATTTCCTTTACCTGGTTGTGTTGGTAAATTAGGATCTACTTTGACAATTCTAGCTCTAACATCAGTATCAGTTTTCAACTGCCACTTATAATCAGTTACACCAGAATCAGTCATATAATAATTTTTCTGACCCATTGTCATCCATAACCATTTTTTATTGATCATTTGAGATGAAATATCAGATGAAAACATTTGTGCTTCCATTACACCAAAATCATGTGCTTTATACTTTCTAAACACTTCTGAATGTGTAAATGAATCCATATATGATCCACCCCATTCTTTTCTTTCTACCAGTTTAATTGCAGTCTTTCTATCCATTGTTTTATTCCATTATTAAATCTATATCTTCTTTTAAAATTCTATTTTGTTTAGCTTTTCTAGAAGATTTTGTAGATTTGCTATTACTAAATTTATCTTTAAAAATATTTTTTCTTATGTTATTTGATGATCTAGATTCACCTTTTTTTTCTAAAGAAGAGAAATCAAACTCACCTTTTTCTTCATCAAATAATCTATATATATTCAACAATTGTACTAATGCTTTAGGACTTTGCTGAATCTTTTGTGTTATTGGCCCAGATACTTCAGGCCTAATGATACGTTTTAATTCTTCTTTAACATTACTTTTCCATCCTAAACTGTCAATCTCATTTATAATACTATTATAATGTTCTTGTCTTTTAGCCTTTACAGCTTCATTTTTAGATTCTACTTCTTGAAGTTTTTTATCAGATATATTCTTTGATTCTTCTCTCCTTGAATCTAGAATTTTCTTAACTTTACTTTTTATTTTATTTTTATCTTCTAGAACATCAAGTATATCTTCAATTTCATCTTCATCATATTGTCCAGAATTAAGATATTCTTTTTTCAATAATTCTCTAGATTTTTCTTCATCATCTAATATTGAAGAGTCTACAGTTTCTTTCTCATTTTTCATCAAGTTGAAAAATCCAGAAAGTTCATCTATATTTGCATTATCACCTAATGCGAATGCATATTTGATTAATTTTTGAGTAACATCTGGAGCTTCAGTAATAATTTGTTTTGCAATACTTTGTGGTAACTCATCAATTTTCTTTTCTAATGTTTCCCAACTATTGTCAAATTCATCATCACTTCTAAGAATGTTCTTTTCAACCATTGTTTCGTATAATGCTTTAGCATTATCATCAACTTCTATCTCTTCTTCATATTCCTCTTCAATATCTTCTTCACTGATAGCATCCTCTTCTTCTTCAGTTTCATCCTCTTCAATATCTTCTGTATCAACATTTCCAACTTCATCTTCAATAAATACAAAGTCACTAATACCTACAGTTTCTTCTACTTCTTGATTGTTTTCTAATTCGTCTATTTTCATAATGTTTTGTTTATACAAATAACGTAATAATTTTTTATAATAAAATAATGATTTATATATAGATGTATATTAGTTATATCTATATGTTTTTGTTAAAATTTATTTATTCTTATTGTTTTCTTTTTTCTTAATTGATAATTCTTTCTCTTTAATATTAAGCTCTCTATTTTTCAATCCTGTATCTAATAACTTATGAACATCTGCTTGTTTAAGTTTAGCTTTCTCAATCATTATCCTAGATTGTTCACTTATATCAGGAATACCATCATTATTCTTATCTTCCATATTAAATGATAATGCTTTAATAGTTTCTACTTCTAATCTGGTAATTCTATCTTCAGATTTTTCTAATAAAATCAATTCTTTTTCATGTTTTCTTTCATCAGCTTTAGCTTTTTCTTCAGCTTGCTTCATATCAACTTCATGTTGTTGTTGCATCTGTTGCATTTGTTGTTGTCTTTGCTGTTGTCTTTGAGATTCCATTTTTATCATTTTATGTATTTGCTCTGGAGATGCCCCATTAGAAATAGATTTAATAATTGATGAAATATGTTCTGCACCTTCTCCAGCATTTTGAGCAATAGCATGAACCATAGATAACATAGATTCTCTATAAAATTTATCTTGTCCTGAATCAGATAAAAACAACCCTATATCTTCATAATCTAGATATTCTGGAATAACAGTAATTAATTCTCTAGACCCATCAGGTAATACATACTGTATATAATGTTCTTTTTCATTTGGATTATCTCTAAACCAATCTTTTAACTGTCTTACATGATTTATAATCTGCTCATTAATAACTTTTTTCCAAACTAATTCATGAAAATAAAAATATATTTCAGTAATGTTATATGATTGTTGTGTTGCTAATTCATTATCTCTAACATTACTACCCCTACTAATACTACCTTCTCTTTGTGGAGATATGCCTAAATACATACCCATTTCAACATCTAACATTTGAAGTAATTGTTGAAGATTTAATATTTCTTGTATAGACCCATTAACATAAGCACTACCTCCTGGTGATCTTGTAGATGGTGGCAATCCACCAAATGAATTTTGTGCCCCTGAATAATAATTTTTACCTGTAAGTCTTTTCAATATATGATGTGCAGATATATTATCATGACCATATAAATATTCACCATCACTATCTTTGCCTAAATCTTCAGGTATTTGATCAACATCTATATTTTCAGTAAACCCCTCATACTTTGACAGTTCTTTATTTTGTAAGTGCTTTACAAACATATACTGAAAATTAGTAGGGATTGCTCTTTGTATTGGAGATATGCCTTCTGCATTTGATGAATCTATAATTGCACCTTTACATGAAAGTTCAAACTTTGAAAATGGTTTATTAATATTTAGAGGTTGTTTAGGACATTCTCTCATATTAACATATACATCACTTCCTAATCTAGTAAGTTCATACCTTCTAGGAATAGATATTATTTCAGCTTGAAATGTATCTCCCATTTCATCTTGCCATATATACTTATCATTCTCAATATCAAACTCATTAGTATATGTAATCTTTTCAGCATGTTTGGGGATATCCATAGCAGCATCTAAAAAAGTAGTTATAGGTTCATTAT